AACCCCATGCTCGAAGTGCGCCTCCGCGTATATCTAAATGAGTAAATGTATTGTATATTCCTATTGCTGTAAATCCTGCATCAACCGCGGCCTGTATGAACTGTTGACGTTGTGCTGTTGTTAGTCCTGTCTGAATAATATCCACAGCATTTGCCTTCATATGTTGACTATCTTTGGCACCGTCGACACTTGCGTTATATGCCGGTGATCTATATCCACTAGTAATCTGTAATTGATAACCAACAGCTTGAGATAGTGTTTCTAAATTTGAAACCACTTGAGGCTTAACTCTGCTGTCTGTATGAGGAAGCCAATATATATATTGTCCGTTTTCATTACTTGGCTGCGGGCTAGGCACATCGCTTACTGCGTTTGCATCCTGTGCTCCTGATACTCCAGTTGTAGAGCTTGTATTACTACGCCTTGCACTACTAATTCCGCCGTCGCCATATTCTAAAGCTTCGGATGTATCAGGATCTAACCCTTGTGCTACTTCAGCATCTCTGCCTTGTAGTATGTCTATTGCATCAGCTTCAGTAATGTTAAGGCTAGAAAATCCCATTGCTATTGCTACTGCATCGGCAACATTTCCTGCTGCAACATCTCCTCTTCCTGTCGCTGTGTGGCCGCATACTGTATTTCCATCACCTTCATTACACACTGCAATACCACCGATAAAAATTTTGGCGCTGCCTGCTACAATATTTTGAGGAATGTGTGGCGAATCACCATGTCCGGCAACAACATCATTATTAACAATCACCAGGCTGCTGTTGGCATAAACAGTGGTTTGACTTGCTGTTAAAGCGCCACCTGATGTGTCAATGTTTGTGGTAATTCCTGGCATTATTAAGTAACAATTCCTGTTGTTGTTGTGGTATACTGTTTACTTATCTCAGATTCAGTTTTAGCAATACAACTAACAGAATTAGATTGCAGTACAAATTTTCCAGTTGGTGGCACTGAGAACATAAATGGGGCTAGTGCTAGTGCTTCATTTTGAAAAACAAGCACCATTGGTTTGCTAACTGTGTATCCTGTTGTATCGTGTGATGTTAAACGTGCAACAATTTCTTCTCCTGAGTTCATTTTAAACGACACAATATCGTTATCTTTGTATGGTGTTTCAATAATCATTATTTTTCCTTTATGATAATGTATAGCCGGTGCCGTTGTAACCTGTTTCATTAAGATAGGTTACAAATTTATCGTAGCCGCCAACTTTTGTCCCAATTACTATAATTTGAGGGAATGTCTTTGCATCTGGAAATTTTTCTAGAATCTCTTCTCTTGTAAAATCAACATCTAGTTGCTTGTACACATATTTTAAATTTCGAGATTCGCATAACTGCTTTGCTTTTTCGCAAAAATTACATCTAGGTTTACCCCAGATTTCAACAGTCATAAATTAAATCCTTTAAATGTATCTGTACCAACATCTTGTTTAATTGCTCCAACAGTATAACTACTGATTTCAGTTTCTTGTGGAGCAACCTGTACTTCAGATCCACTAATCCACTTTTGTGTCCACGGTAATGGATTACTCTTTACTGAATACGGAGACTTTAAACTTACATAGCTCATTCGGCGTGTGCAGATCCATTCAATATAGTCACTAAGTAGTTGTGTATTAAGGCCTATCATAGATCCGTCTTTGAACAAATAATCTGCCCACTCTTTTTCTTGGTCAACTGCATCTACAAACATTTGAATACATTCTTCTTCAGTTTCTTCTGCAATTCTTGCAAAATCTAGATCATCTTTCTTAAGAAGTTTAAGTAGCATCTGAGTTGAAGCAAGATGTAGATTTTCATCACGGGCAATAAGTTTAATAATCTTAGCATTGCCTTCCATTTTCTTTAGTTCAGCAAACGCCCAACTACAGGCAAAACTTACATAAAATCTTACACCTTCAAGAATGTTTACGCTCATTAGTGTTAACCAAAGTTTCTTCTTTAATTCGTACAAGTCAACTGTAACATTACGTTCGTTTGGTTTACCAACATTGATTGTATGTGTGCCTTCACCTAAAAGATTATACCACGAACTTGACTCAATAAGATCATCATAGTATTTTGATATATCTCCAGCGCAATCAACAATCTCTGATATTTCCATCATTTCGTCAAAGATAATAGACGGATTCGCATATACATTTTGTATAATATGTGTATATGAACGTGAATGAATTGTTTCACTAAATGTCCAAGTTTGTATCCAGTTTTCAATTTCTGGAAGACTTACTACTGGACTAAATGCTTCAACTGGGGCACGGCCCTGAACACTATCAAGCAAAATCTGTCTTTTTAGATTACTTGTAAAAATATGTCTTTCGTGTTCGGTTAATGATTTAAAATCATTAGCATCTTTGTAGATGTCAACTTCTTGTGGTCTCCAAAAAAACCCAAGTTGTTTATCAGTAAGTTGATCAATTGATTTGTATTTTAATTTATCATAACGCTGGATAGTTGGTCCACCTGATGGATCAAAAAAAGCAGTTACAGATGTGTGATCAACACGGTTATTAGTATCAAAAACGCTAACCATTTAAATATTCCTTTTTGTAAGTAGTTGTTTATATTATATAATATGACTGAACTTATGTCAACTAAATTGTACAGCTTTCGCACTCTTCATCGTCAATAATTGGTGCTTGTTCTGATTCAAGCATAGCTGTTACATCAATTTCGCCTTGGCCGTCATTTGTATTAAAGTAATACAACTGTTTACCGCCATACTTGTAAAACATAAGCATATGTTGTAGCATTGTACTCATTGGTATTTTATCATCATCATAAAATTTTGGATTATAAGATGTATTGACTGAAATACCCTGATCAATATACTTTTGTAATACTGCCATTATTTTTAAATATCCTTCAGGTGATTCATGATCCCAAAGTAAATCATACCTGTTTTTTAATTTTTTATATTCAGGAACGACTTGTTTTAATACTCCATGTTTACTTTGTTTTACAGAAATATATGCCCTTGGAGGTTCAATGCCGTTGGTTGCATTTGCAATTTGTGCAGAAGTTTCAGCTGGCATTAGTGCCATTAGTGTACTATTTCGTATACCATGTTCTTTTAACTGTTCACGTAACTTATTCCAGTCCATGCGCTCTACATGCGGAATTAAGTCATCTAGATCTTTTTTGTAAGTTTGATTAGGTGTAATTCCGTGACCATATTTTGTTTCAAGATTGCCTGATGGCGCACCTTGTTCAATAGCCAAATCAGCACTTGCTTTAATTAGATAGTAACTCCATGCTTCGGCCCATTCATCTACTAAGCACAAACCACTAGCATCAATGTTTTGATAAGTTAAATTATTCTTAGCCAACCAGTATGCAAAGTTAATAATGCCAACGCCAAGTGGCCGCCTTTTTTCTGTACTATTTTTAGCTGCTAACACAGGATAATCTTGATAATTTAAAAGTGCATCTAAACCTCTAACAGCTAGTGTACACACACTTTCAAAATCTTCAACTACTTTGATATTTCCCCAGTTTATTGCACTAAGAGTGCAAAGGCTTATTTCACCATCAGGATCGTTCAAGTGTGTTAGCGGAGTAGTAGGTAAATCAATTTCAGCACAAAGATTTGATTGTCGTATAGGTGCTAATTCTGGAATAAATGATCCGTGATCATTTGCATTATCAACATTTTGTAAATATATTCTACCAGTACTTTTACGTTCTTCCATAAAATTACTGAACAATTCGCTAGCTCTAATTGTTTTCTTACGTAACGATGTATTAGCTTCTGCTTTTATATATAATTCACGAAATTTATCTTGATCAGCAAAAAACGCATCGTATAATCCTGGAACATCCTTTGGTGAGAACAATGTAATATCGCCGCCAGTAACTAATCTTTCATACATTAATTTATTAAACTGCACACCATAGTCCATATGACGTACACGATTTTCTTCGGTACCTTTATTATTTTTTAACACTAACAAGTCTTCAACTTCAAGATGCCATGCTGGATAATAAATTGTTGCAGCACCGCCGCGTACACCACCTTGACTACAACTTTTAACTGCTGATTGAAACATTTTATAAAAAGGTATAATACCTGTGTGGTATGCATCTCCATTACGTACAGGAGAACCAATAGCACGTATTTTGCCGCCACCAATAC